ACGTATGCCCCCCGTCCCGACTGACTTCCAACATGACTTGCGGGTCAGCTCCTGGCACAAGCCCGTGATCGAGTCCGACGCCAGTCTCCATATGGATGCGAAGCCTGGAAATTTGCACCCAGTCTTGGTCCTGTCTCAACGTCGGCGTGATCCGTTGACGCACCAGCGGGCGGTCATCATCGGTATAGCACGCCGTATCCAGGCCATAAATCGCCCCGGATTCCCAACTCCCCAGGAGATGCACGCCAAAGGCGTAGGTGTGCACGTAGGGGCGCCAGGGATAAAACGCCGGGTCCGGTCCCGACACCACCTGCAGACTGTTGGCCCAGAGCGTCCCCCGTTCACTCCAGTGCTGGGTGGTGAGGTCATACCACCAGGACGTCTCCAGATCGGGCACGTACAGGCCATAGAAGCTATGCCCTTCGTACGTATAGGTCATCCCCACCGCCTCGCGCAGCCGCTTCGACTGCGCCAGCGCCCACTCGACGGGTGGCGTCGAGATGCGTTGCGGTTGATAGCCCTGCGCCTGCACCACATGGCCCTGCCCCCTGGGACTGCTGGTCACCCAGAACAGCGTGTTGTTGAGACTCGCCATACAGTGTGGCCCCACACTGCCGACTTCCAGCAGCGCCCCTGGCAAGCGCTGAAACGGCGTAAACGGATCGCCGGTCGAGTACAGCACTTCCGTGGTCTGCGTGCCAAACAGCCACAACTCGCGGTGATCGACCCGCAGGCCGACGAGCGGATCAGCCCGCGCTTCGGCGGTGGCAAAGGCCAGGCTGTCTATGGACGGGCTGTACAGCTCACTCCACTGATACTGCCCGGTGCCTGGCACGTCCCAGACGAAGCGGCCATCAAGAAAGCCAATCGTTGCCCCGCCGCGAAAGTCCGGATCTGCATGGACCCCAAAGGCGTTATTCTCCAACGTCAGGCCGTAGCCGTGTGCGCCATCGACGAGGGCCAGCATCAGGCCATTATCGGTCAGATGCACCACGCCCTGACTGCTCTGAAGCGTGCCACGGGGGACGGGCTGGCTCCCAGCGTACAGCTCATACAGCGTGTTCCCGGCCACCGTGAAACAGCGCCCATTGGTGGCCGTATACAGCGCCCGCACGGGCCAGCGCGGGCAGGTAAAGGCGCGACGTAACCCCGGAATGCCGTAGAGCGCGAGCAGCGGCTTGCTCACCCCGGACTGCACCACCTCGGGAAACAGATTGACACAGCGATCACTGCTGACGTCGCGGCTCCTGCTTGCATAGCTCGGCCCACAAAACCCTTGCCATTCTATAGCCAGGCCCTCCTCTCGGCTGGCCACGCCGAAAGCGCCGCATCACAGGCGAGCACCGGGGACGGCGCGTTGACGCGTTTCACATTGGCCTTGCTCTCGGCATACATCGCCGCAAGCGTCGGACTGACCTCTTTGCCGTACATGGGACAGAGCTCGATCGCCAGGCCCGTGACCAGCAGTCGCTCATAGCCCTCAGGCAGACTGACCACGGTGTCAATCGACGCCAACCGCTGCAGGGGCACCACCGGAAACAGCCCCAGCGTCGCGGGCACCTCCGGGACGCCCCAGACGTGCAACACGCCCAGCGGGTAGGCCGGTTCATAATACACCAGACAGGGCATGGTGCTCGTCTGCGCCTTGTCCATGATGCCCTGTTCATAGGCCGTCTGGCTGATGACCTCCACCGGCCAGTCGGCGTCGTCCCTGCAAAGCACGGCGCCCTCCAGGCTGAGCGGACGCGGCGCGGGAATGGCCCCGCCCGTGCCCCACGTATAGGTCGCCTGTCCCGGCACCAGGGGCACATCCAGGCGTGGCGTGTGATAGAGCGTCAGGCGTTCACCCGCCCAGGAGGCGATCAGCGCGTTGAGGACGTCCAGGCCGTCCTGGGCGTCGTCCGCCGCCATGGGTTCGGTGGACGAGAGCACGCCCAGCAGGAGCAAACTGCGGCGAATGAGGGCGCGGACGGTCGGCATCGCTTACTCCTTCGTCCGCCGTGCCCCAGCTTTCGGCTCAGGCGGCTGCGCCAGGGCGGCTTTTTCCTCGTCACTATAGGGAGACAGGCGCCAGAGCAGGTCGTCATCCACCAGCGCCTGGGCCTCCTCCGCGTTCTGCGTCAACACGATCGGCTTCGTGGGATGGTGCATCCACCAGGGATACTCGGTCGGAATCGTCTTGTCCTGGGCCATAGCCCCCCCTTCGCGGCGGCTGGAGGGCCAGCCGCCGCGCGCGCTTAACTCATGGCACTCCATACCCGGCAGGCCATCTGCGGCCGAATCGTCTTCCAGCCGTAGAGAATGTCCGCCCGGCAGGGGTGCGTGTCACTGTTAATGTTGGAATCCTTCCACACCCGGATACTGATGCCCAGGTCGGGATCACTGGCCCGCGCATACGTGCCACTCGCCGGCTGGACCAGATCCACCATGGCGAGCGTAAAGGCGTTCTGGTGATAGGCGATATTTTGCGCGTACAGGGTACTGGCGTCATAGGCCGTCCCGTCCACCTCGAAGAGAAGCGGCGCGGCCCCGGCAGGCAGCACGTCCACCGTGCCACGCGGATCGGTCGCCGTGGCCAGGCGGATGGCCGGCGAGAGAGGGATGGTGGCCGAGCCATCGGCGGCGGACGACACATCAGCGGTGACGGTAAAGTCTCGCAAGCGCCCGGTACTGACGCCGCTTTGCGGATTGACCGCGTTCACCCCGGTAATCTGAAAGATATCCCCGCGTTTGAGGCGGGGGGCTGCCGCGGCCGTAAACCCGGTCACCGCCAGGCTGCTGCCACTCTGGCCCGCCGCGCCGACCACCGGGGCGCCGCCTCGGGCCCCACTGAGATGCACCGCGACGTTTTGATCCATGGCCCACTTAAAGCCCGCCGAGAGCCCCATGGTGCCTTCTTCGTACTGATCGCGAATCTGCGTGGCACTCTGGAAGAGGCCCTTGTTCTGATCGACGACATACGCCTGTTCCATCGGCTCCAGACAGATCATGCGCATGTTATCGCGCGGGGTGCCTTCCTGGTCGAGAATGGCCCCGGCTTTGAGGTAGGCAAACCACTTGTTGCTGGTGGCGCCTGGCGCGGGGGACATCACCGAATTGGCCACCTCCCAGTAGCGCGCCAGCCCGGCCTGATCGACCGTGTTGGCCAGTTTGATGCCGGAGGGCTCGCCAATGCGCCGGCTCCAGTCGTCGAGCGACAGGGTCATTTCGACGGAGGTAAACTGCACGTCGATGTGCTTTTGCTGGTCCACGACGAGGGCCACGGTCTCTTCGATGTAGTCCTGCGCCGTGAAGGTCGCCCCATCGTGCACCGCGAACGAGGCGGGAATACGAATCGAGAGCGTGTTGCCAATCTTTGCCCCGGCTATCGCATACTGCCCGTCATATTGCCGGTTGACGTTCGAGGCAAAGATCAGGTTGTTTTTGAGGATTTGAAGCAAGCGGCGACTGACCATAGATATTGTGAGTAAAGAATTGGGCAAAACCGAGTCCTTTCACGCCTACCTCCCCCTGCGGCTATACGGGAACATGCGATCAAATTCAGCCTGAGACATGTCCTCGCGGTAGCCGGTGGGCGGTGGGGCGCCCGAGCCACTCACCGGGTGGGGTGGTGGCGGTTGGGTCGAAGGGACGACGGGCGCGGCGGGCCGGTGGCCATTGGAAGAGGTGCTGAGCCGCAGTTCCAGCTTGCCGACTTCGCGGGCCATCGCCAGCGGCGCGGTCTGCGCCAACTGATTCAAGCGCTCGATGTCCTCCGGGTGCTGCGCCAGGTAGTAGGCCAGTTCGGCCCCCAGGTCGCTTTCATGCACACAGGCATCCAGCGCCGGGACGGTCGGCATGGTCGCCAGCCGGTCCAGCACCTGGTCAAAATCGGCATACTTCGCCCGGGCCGCCTCGGCTTGCGTCTGGAGTTTGCGCTGCTGCGCCACCACCTGCGCGCGCCCCTGCTGCTCGGCCGCCTCACGGGCCAGTTCCTGCTTGAGCTGGGCCTTGTCCCACGCCCGCACCGC